TATTTTATATGCTTGTAAAGAATTATTAAGATTAATGATGGCTAATGTAACTTTACCAACAGTGCCAACAGTAGTAACATTAAATGATACGACATTGGCTGACTTAACTACAGCACCAGATTACAATAAACCTACATTAACTACAAATTACGGAACGTTATCAGCTACGGATACTACATCTGGAACAGAAGCAGACTTTGGTGTAGATGATTTTATAGCAGACGAAGATCCAGAAATGGCACAAGTAGCATTAGGAAAACAACAACAGCTATTACAACAGTATGCTATAGATGTAGAAAATGAATTGAATGAATATAATAAAGAATTATCTATATACACTACAGACTTACAACAAAAAATAGAAGCAGCTAAGATGGTAAGTGAAAGTGAAGCACAAGAAATACAAGATTACATGGGTAGAGTTGAACTTTATGCAAATGAATTAAATTCTAAAATGGCTGACTATGATTGGTATTCAAAACAATTAGATGCCGTAACAGGAGATCTTAGTGCTTTTTTAAGTTTATATATAATGCAACCACAAACAGAGGAAAAAGAATATGAAACTTCAGCAGATGATAGAGTTAGTTAGGAAACATCATCCAGATTTAGGTAGTAATGAAATTATTCATTTATTGAATGAAGCTTCTGATGAGTTTTGTTCTAGAACTTTAGTACTAGATGAAGCAACACAATTTGATACCGTTGCAGATCAAAGATATTATGGATTAAAAGAAAGTATTTTAGAAATTAAAAGTGTAGACATAGTAGATGATGATGGTAATACAATTAAGATTAATAGGTTGATGGGCAGACCAGAATATAGGGACTTAACATAATGGCTAAATCACCAGCATGGCAAAGAAAAGAAGGTAAAAACCCTAGCGGGGGATTAAACGCTAAGGGTAGAGCTTCGTACAATAAAAAAACTGGAGGAAATTTAAAAGCTCCTCAACCAGAAGGTGGATCTAGAAAGAATTCTTTCTGTGCACGTATGAGAGGTATGAAGAAAAAACTTACTGGAGCTAAAAAACAGAATGACCCTAATTCAAGAATTAATAAATCATTAAGAAAGTGGAAGTGCTAATATGCCAAACTATAATACAATATACGACAGAACTACAAAACAATGGGTATGGTGGATAGAAAGAGATTCTATTGGTATTTCTTTACATGACCCTATGAATGAAGCAAAAGACCAATTTGCATCTCCTACTACAGTTAAAACTGTTACATTGTTTTATCATAAGAAAGCAGATCATTTTAATACCTTAGATGCAGGTGCTAGTGCAATGACAGAACAAAGTGAATTGCCTACACAGTTTCATCAATATTTAGTAGACAAAGCTATTCAGTTAGGTTATGAACAAACTCAAGATGGTTTAAGTCAAGCTATGTATTTTGAAAATAAATTTGAAAGAGGAATTAAAGAAGCAAAAACATTTAAGAGTAGAGGTAGAGTTTCTGGAGCTACTACAGTTAAACAACATAATTACTAGGAGGAACAATGGCAAACCCATTAGCATTAAAAGCATTAAGATTAGCAGGTAAAGGACTTAAAAGTGTAGTTAAAAAACTAAAAAGCAAGAAAAAAGATGGATTAAATTCTTTTAAGAACTTAAAACAAAAAAGAGATTATTTAAAAGAGACTTCTCCGATGGGAAGATTAGAGAAGAATTGGCCATTGAAGGTTCCAAAAGAAACTAAATATTTACATAAAAAAATGGATGCTACTGCAAAGAAATACGGAGATGGTAAACAATTTTATAGGTCTAACTCTAGTGTAGGTGGAGGACGTGAAGCCATGAGTAATAAAGCATGGAAGAATCCTAATAATAAATCTCATCAAGCTATGGAAAAACTTAGTTTAAAAGGAAAAGAGAAAGTTTTGACAGATGGATGGAAGATACAACGTGGAAAAAAACCTAAAACTGTAGCTGGATTAGCTCCAGTAGCTGGTATGCCCGATAGATCTAATGTAAAAAATAAATCTTCTAATATGAAGATAGACTTAAAGAAGGTTAAATAATGGCTAAAACTGTAAGCTGGAAATGGGGAGGTAAGACTTATAAAGGTACTCTAATAAGAGAAACTAAAACGCATAAGTTTGCTAGAACTCATAACGGTAAAATAAAAAAGATTAAGAAATAATGGCTAATACGTGGAAAAAAGGAAATTTTGGTTTAGCTGCATTAAGTGATATTAACAGAGGTTTTAGTGAGCTATTTCAACACTTTAATGATAACACTGATGGTAATTTTGCAGATGTAAATATACCGTTAGACATTTCATTATCTAATGTTGCAATACCTACAGATAGAACTTTTACTAACATATCAGTTAGTTCAGCTACTTTTTCCAATATATCAGTACCATCTGATGCTAGTTATAGTGATGTAGGAGTAGTAAGTGAACCAACATATAATGATATAGGAGTGACAACATAATGGGTGGAACATTAACAGGACCAAACAAAATTAAAGATGTATATAAAAAATTAGTTTTTTACGATGGAAATAAATTAAAAATAGATAACGGTACTTCAGATGTAATTATAACTGAAGCAGATAATTTTTCATCAGATATACAAGCGGGTACAGGAATACAGACTTCAGAGTCTGGTGGACAAACAACAATAAGTGTAGCTAGTGGAGTTGTACTAGACACTGAAACAATAGATGGCGGTAGCTATCAACCATAGAGGAGAAATAAATGGCAAATACATTACAGATTAAAAAAAGTTTATATGGTGCCAGTGCAGGAGCTCCAGCTTCGTTATTGTACGGTGAGCTAGCTTATGACAATGCAAGCGGTAAACTATATATTGGAAAACAAACAGGAAGTAGTACGGTAACGGTAACAGATTTAGAAGTTAGTACTCCTGTCGCAACATCAACTGTTAAAGGTAAGGCATCATTTTCTACAAATAATTTTGTAGTTAATAGCGGTGCAGTACAGATTAAAGATCTTGGAGTAGCAACAGAAGAATTAGCTGCTAATGCAGTTACAAATGCTAAGTTAGCAGACGATGCAGCAGACAGTGATCAAATAGCAGCAGGAGCTATAGATTTAGCACACATGTCAGCTAATTCAGTAGATAGTGACCAGTATGTAAATGGTTCTATTGATACAGCACATATTGCAAACGATGCAGTTACTGGAGCTAAATTGGCTAATAGTATTACTATTGCACAAGATTTAACAGTTAGTGGTAGTCTTACAGTAAGTGGTACAACAACTACAGTAAACAGTACTAATACCACAGTAAGTGATCCATTAATGGAATTAAATAGTGGAGCAGGAAGTAATGCACATGATTGCGGTATTATTATAGAACGTGGTTCTACAGGTAATAATGCAACATTCTTTTGGGATGAAAGTGCAGACAAGTTTACTTTAGGTACTACTACTGCTACTGCATCTAGTACAGGTAATATGACTGGATTTACAAAAGGTGCTTTAGTAGCTAATATAGATAATTCTACTCTTACAAATGTTGCTTGGGATTTAGGCACATACGCTAACTAATAATGGCTAATGGTTTAAAAATAAAACGTGGTGATGGTACACCCGTAGCAGGTTCCGATGGGTCAAACGGTGTTTGGCCTTATGAACTAGCTTGGGATTACACAAATAATACGTTATGGATTAATGATAACGGAACTATGCGTGAAGTTAGTGGTAGTTCTGGTACGATCACAAGCGTTACTGGAATGACTAATAACAACGTGCTAACTGCAAGTGGTAGTACTACTATTAGTGGAGAATCTAATCTTACTTTTGATGGAAGTTACTTAAAACTACCTAACTCTGGACAACGATTAGTGTTTGCATCAGACGCTTTACACGTAGAACACAGCACAAATGGATATATCAGTAACAATACTGGTGATTTCTATATTCAGAACCAAACAAATGATGGGGATATTATATTTAGAGCCGATGATGGTAGTGGTGGTAATGCTACTTACTTAACATTAGATGGTAGTAGCACAAGAATTAAAATTGACCAAAATATGGAGTTCCAAGATAGTGTTGCTCTAAAATTTGGAACAAGTGATGATATGAGAATATATCACGATGGTAACAATTCTTATATAAGACAAGAGGGAACTGGAAATCTAATAATAAGAAATGATATAGAAGACAAAGATATTCTCTTACAAACTGACGATGGTAGTGGTGGAACTGTTACCTATATGACATTAGATGGTAGTATAGTAAGAACAGTATTTGATAAAGCAACAAGACATAAAGATAGTGTTCAAGCTTATTTTGGAAATTCTGATGATTTAAAGATAGTCCACGATGGAAACAATAGTATTATAAAAGCAGATGGAACTGGAGATTTAACTATAAGACAAGATACTGCAGATGCTGATATTTTATTTAGATGTGATGATGGTTCAGGTGGTATTGCAACCTATCTAACATTAGATGGTAGTGCTACTAAAGTTCAAGTAGACAAGAATATGGTGTTTAGTGATGATGTTCAAGCACAATTTGGTGGTAATGTAGACTTACAAATATATCACGATGGAACTGATGACATTATTAATACCAAAGGAACTGCTTTTAAAATATTAGACAATGGAACAGAAAGATTAAGAATTA